TTAATTTAGCTATCTCATGAGATTTAAAGAATGGGACAAAACTAAAGATGAGTTTGATGATTGTAAATTAGCAAGTAATAATAATGAAGATGCTTTTAATTTTTTAATACAACAAGGCTATTGCATACGTGTTATTGATGATTTTTATGATGAAGATAAACCTGTAACTAAAGAAGAAATTTTTGATGTATTTGAATTATTATTTTCAGTAATACCTAGTAATCCTTTTTATCAAAAGTATATTAAAGAAATAGGATCTTTAAGCACTTTGTCTTGGGAAGCATGGAAAGATTCAAATAGATTATGTAAAGGTTCCTCAACAGATAAAATTTATGCACATGTTTATCGAGATCAAATTGAATTAATTATTCCTTTGGTTGCATTATTAACACAAGGATATGAGAAAATGGTAGAAGTAAGAAAAGAGCAAGAACATTTATTTTCAGATAAATGGATTAAATCTCTTTTTCCTGAAGAATTTAAAAAAATTTATGTCAACGATAATATTAATACAGAGGATTTAAAAAATGACGATAACTTATGATTCCAATTCAAAAAAATTTGATATTACTTGGAAAAAAACAGATCATAAAACAGATCATAGAACTAATTATAATGAAAATGTTTATAAAAATGTAACAGTTAGAAAATGTAAAAAAAGAAGATATAGAAGTGATAAATGTTGGAATGAAACACATCAAGAATATGACCAAGATACAAGTGAAAAGAATAAAAAATTAAATGCAGATAATAAACAATTAAATAAAGATGCAATCAAATTAAATCAAGCAAACACAAAAACTAATGATGGTTATAAAAGAACACGACAAATTGCAGCTGTTACAAAGGGAAGTGATTATGTTCCACAAAGAGAGAATTTAAGAACACATAATAGTGATGCTAAATCTAGAGATGAATATGAAAAAGCTTTTAGAAAATTTTATCTAGATCAAAAATTACAAAAATGGAATACAGACTTAGGTGCTAAACCTTTATATGGAGATTTTGATCCAGATTATTATGTATCAGAACAAAGTCCAGATGCAGAAAATCAATGGTATGACGCTTTAGCTAATGATGATGTAGATATAACAGAAAGATATTCTAATAATCCAAATGTTTATTATTTACAGCATTATACGAATGTAGGAAAACCTGCAAGTAAAAGAGGAAATAGAGCAGAAGTAACAGAAAGTGCTAATCGTTATATTGAATTTAAACCTACAGATGCAGACTTGCAAGACGTTAGATCTTTACAATTAGGTTTAAATACAGATACTCAAACAGAAAGACTTTTAAATATTCCTGAAATACGAGAAGAATGGGAAAAAGCAAAAAAAGATGATCCTCATTGGAAAAATTTAGCAAAAGAAAAATACTTAGATGTAAATAAACCAGATGAATTTGTTGCTTTATTTAGATTATCGGATCGAGATGAAGATAAAAATATTCAAATGAATTACAACGTTAATACAGGATATGGAATCACAGAATTAGAAGATGCTTTAAATGAAGCTACAGGATCTAAAGCAACTATAGATGTAAAACGTTTTGGTGCTTTAACACAAAATGTTTTAAAAGATACGATTGAAGAGATGAAAAAAGCAAAACAACAAGAAGAATTTATGAGTACAATTGGTGGCTTTGGAGGATTTAATGAAATTATGGATATGAATAAAACTTTAACAGATTCAATTTTAGGTGATAGTGGAGTAGGAGGAATATTATCTTGGACTTCTGGTGGTAAAGCAGAAGAATCTTTAGAAAAATCTTTAGAGAAAATTACTGGAGTTAATAACAATGTTACATATAACTGGCAACAATGGTTTGATACTAAATTAAAAGAAAAATATGATGATGCAATAGAGTTAGGTTATACAACAGATGAGGCTGAAGAACAAATAAGAATAGATGGAGAATTTGCAAATGAATTTATTACTAATTATTTACAACCAAGATTTGATGAATCTCGTTCAATGGATGAATTTGTTGAATACTTAGATGTAAGACAAGAAGAACAAAACCCTTTCCAAACTCAAGACTTATTAAATGCTGTAAAACAAACAGCACAAATGAATGCCGATAGCTATTTAGATCAATTAAGAGCTGAGACAGATCGACGTTTTGATTCTGATTTTTATTTTGATCCAACAGGAAATATAGCTAGAGGAGAAAATTGGACTGAAGGATCTAATCAAGCTTCTTATGCTGCACAAAAAGAAATGGTAAATCAAGACTGGGAAGCTGCAAAAAATGGAGATTCAAATTGGGCACGACAAGCTTATAGATTTGGTGTAGATGTTAATGATAAAGATGCTTTTGCTCGTATGCATTTTGAAATAAAAGGTCAAGGACAAGGTTTTGATGCTGCAGATGATATTTTAAATGCGGGGAAAGTAAAGAATCATATTTATGAAAAGATTTTACCTAATCTAGAAGATGAAGCATTAAGACAAGGTTCTATATTTGGTCAATTTATTACTCCCGATGAATTTGCAAATGATATGTTAGAAGGTCTTGATCCAGGAAACAAAGAAGAATGGAATACAGTTTTAGAACAATATGGATTAGAAAATTTCCAAGGTAGTTTTGATGAATTAAAAGAATATATTATGGAAACATTAAGAACAGGATCAGCACAAGAGATTAGAGAAAATATAAAATACTTAAATGAAAAGCGTAAAAAACCTACTCAAAAAATATTAGGAATAAGTTATATAGAAAGAGAAGAAGACTATAAAGATGAAAAGCCAAAATCAGAAACACAGTTATATAAAACATTCCAAGATGCTGGTTTNCAAGGAACAGAAGATGAATTTTATGATGATTTCTTTCCTGATTTAAATAGATCTGAACAAATCTTGTTAACTAAAGGAGGTAAAGATGAAGAGTTACAGACCTGGGGTTTAGATATGACAGATCCTTTTGCTTCTTTAGGAACAATTGAAAGTTTCTTTGGTGAAGATGAGGATGATGAATATAGTCCTGAGACTGAAGAAGAAAGAGAAAATAGAGAGAAAAGTTATTTTAATGCTGATTTAACAGAAGATGATAGTTGGTCTTACAAATCAAAGAAAAAAGAAAAAGATCCATTAGGAGAATTCACTTCTATGTTTAAAGGTTTATAAACATTTTTTATAAATAATTGTGTATATTAAAAGCAATAAGTATTATTTTTCATGGCAGATTTCTCATTGGCTATTAATTTAATTCGTAAATATGAGGGATTTAGTGAAAAAGCTTATCCAGATTTAACTACAGGAGANAGNCCATATACNATTGGATATGGAACACAGTATTATCCAGATGGAGCACCTGTAAAAATTGGACAAAGNTGTACAGAAGAAAAAGCTTTAGAATATTTATTTCATGAAGTANAAGTAATTAATAAAGAACTTTTAAAAGAAGATTTACATCTTGATAATTATATGAAACAAGGATTGATTTCTTTTATACATTCAGTTGGATGGGACTCTTTNTTATATAGTCAAATTATTGATTGTATAGAAAATGAAAATTTTGCAGGAGTTTGCGAAGAAATAAGCAGATGGATTTTTGATGAAAATTATCAAATAATAGGAGGGTTATTAGANAGAAGGAAAGAAGAAGTTAAATTATTTTTAACTGAAATCCATACTAANGACTGGAAAACAAGTGAAATTCTTTTAAATTCTTTTAGAACTTTNAATAGTAATCCAGGGCAAATCAGAGCAATAAGAAAATTGGAAGAAAATATAAATCCCTATATACTCAGNGAATTTGCTAATAATTTTAAAGTTGATATTTCACCTGTGAAAGGCTACTCTGAAAATGATTATTTATCTATTTCTTTAGAAGTCTGATCTAGAATGAATGAATCTATGAAGAATGAAATGTCAAATTTAGCAAAACAAGGAGAATTCGTCCTCCCCTTAGAGTTACAATTCTCCATGCGAAAGGCGGAAATGGGAGCACAAGAAATGACATGGGAGCAATTATATGCAGCATTAATTAATCTTTATTATCAAAGATTAATGGAATGGCATGCAGTTAAATCATTAATCGCACAAGAAAATATAAATATTGAATTTGATATTCCTACAGATATTGAACTAAGAAAACTTGCAGAAGAAATAAGAGATTATCAAGAAGAGCTAGATGAAGATGAAGATCCGTTTGCTCCTGCTTAACCTAATAATTTATTTAAATACCATTTAGCTTTTTTCAAAGATTCAGTTCCTCCTTTGTGTTTTTCTCTCCATAGATATTTAATAATATTTCCTTTTAAATAACCACGAAATTCTTCTGCACTAAGTTGAGCTTCAATAGCATCAATACATTCAATACTTCCAGCAGCATAGTGTATTGGTCTATTTACATTATCAAATTGATGCATATGAGTATCTGCATCATCTTTTTTTATAGGTTTTATTGCATCTTCTCTTTTTCTTGAGAAGATTTCAATTTCTTTTTCATTCATATGTTCATCAAATAATTTTGTAATCTCTTCATATGATAAAACATTAGTTTCATTTTTTTCTGCCCATATTGGAAGATTATCATTTAACTGACTTACTTCTTTTTTTTCTGCTTCTGGACCAGCCATACGCATTATAGGAGACGTTTCGTCTATGCGGTCAAGCCACGTCTCATCAGAGATTGTCTGTACATTTCCTCTGATGGTTTTCCTAGTCCTATTATCAGTTTCGGAGATTTTGGAGATGAACCTGGATATTGGCCCGCTTCTTCCATCGCTGGAATATAACCTGTCAATCCAACTCTTTGTGTCTTGTCTCTCTTGTTTGCTTCTATTGCTAGATTCTCCCTTCCCATCCCTGATTCGCATGCAACCAATCCACGATTGTATTGATCATACAAGGGAACGTCATTATTTTCATTACCTATATGACAACCAAAATCTTCTATAGATAAAGAAGGGCAATCAAGTTCATCAATAAAACTACCTAAGAACTTACTTTTAGATGCGTATCCAGCCATGAGAATATACGAGTCTTGATGTATTTCTTTTACAATATTATCATGGCAAGTTTGTACAATACTAATTACGACCCACAAAGGGATTCAGGTTCTTCAGGTATTGAAGTAACTGATTTAAATCCTGAAAAAATTTATGATACAGATTTACGTAGAGTTGATCCAGATTTAAGAAATGATTTAGAAGTAAATGAAAAACAAAAAAAAGTTTCTAAATTTATGAAGGCAGCTCGTACAGCTGGTAAATATAGACAAGACAGAGGAATTGCAGAACCAACAATTAGAGGTAAAACTCCAGTAGGTAAAGCATTTATGGATGGTGTAGAACTACCAAGTTTAAGAGGAAGAAACTATGGTGATCCAGGAGCAGGAGCTACTGAATACTCACATAAACCAAAACCTAGCTTTGGTAAGTTCTACGGTTTTTAAACTTTTGCACAAACAACTTCTTTTGGTTGATTATCATATTTACCTTTACGATCTTTATAACTTACTGAACAAGTTTTTCCACGGAAAAATAATAATTGTATGATACCTTCATTTGTATAAATACGATTAAATAATCCTGTTGCATTATTGATTTGTAAAGTTAAATATCCTTCCCAACCTCCTTCTGCAGGTGT